ATTTTCTTCTGGTATAAATAAACTTCTGATCCGTGGTCCAAGGTCTTTGTTCCTTGCAGGTATCTGCTGTAAGTTTGGATTGTTCATACTAAATCTACCAGTGACTGTACCACCACTGTCACCACGAAGTTGGTTTATCTCTGCATGTATTCTACCACGCTGTGAATATTTAAGTATGGTATCTATAAATGTTGTGTGTGCTTTGTTGATCTCTCTTGCTTTTGCAATAGCTTGTACAAGTTTATGCGGATGGTTTGATAAAAAGTTTTTTGTAAAACTAGGTGAACCTGTCTTCAAAGTTCTTTCGTAGGGTAGACCAAGTTTATCAAATACTTTTGCAATAGATCTTGCAGCCCATATTTGTACTTCTTGTTTTGTTTCAGCGTAGATAGCACCTAATAATCTGTTTTCTTCTTCCACCATTCTTTGTTTTTCAATAGATGCTCTCTCTGCATTCACTCTGACTCCAAGAAATCTCATATCAACTAACACAGGAAACAAAGCTGTCTCCATATTAAATATATCTTCTATGTCTTGATGTAAGATTTCTTTTTTCATCTCTTGCCAAAGTTTGTATGTAAGCTGTGCATCTTTTTCTGCATAACTTCCAACATACATGGCTGGTAGTTTGTACATCTCTGCTTTAGGATCTACACCCCACGACTTTGCTGTCTCTTGTAATACACTCTCATCTTTACCTTCACCTATGTAGTCTCTTGATAAACCATTTAAATCGTATCTAAATCTATTTTCATCTACTAAAGATGCAGCTATCATCGTATCTACAATCTGTCCTTTTACATTTATACCAATGGCTCTTAACCAACATATATCGTACATAGCATTGTGAAATATTTTAGTAGAATCTGTATTCATCTGGTCTTGTAACCATTTTAAAACCATCTTACGATCCATGTTACCGCCACCTTCATGTGCGATAGGATAGTATGCACACCAATCGTGTGTTGCTAATGATATTCCAACCACATCACCGACTTTAACAACAGAACCAGAGCCCATTCTTTCGTTCAGGTTTGGATCTTTTGTTTCTAAGTCTACAGCTATCTCATCGTATTTACTAAGATCGGGAAAGTCTGTAGGTGGTATCCACTCCGTTTGTGGTTTAAATATCATTTTCATGTTTACATTCTCCTGCTATGGCCATGTAGGCAGCTGCATCCACATAGGTATCTGCTGTTGGTTGACCAAATTTAGTTCTTGCTACTTTTAATAAAGCCATCATCACAGCTGCGTCGTGTGCTGTAATCTCTTTGTCTAAATATGCTGACCATAACTTTCCAATGTTTGCATGGTTTACTATTTTATCGCCATAAGTTTTTGCTCTAGGTCCTTCAATTAATTCTTTCGCTAATTGTAACGCTTCTGCTGTTTTCATATTTTATATCCTTTGTATATATCTTTTGGTCTGATGACATGTAAATGATTTTTAGTTCTAGTCGCACCGACATAGAATAATCTATTTTCATCATCAGGATTTTGTTCGTAGTTCTTTTGTGTGTTTCTAGATAGATCGGTCAAGAGAACTACATTGTCTTGCTCGCCACCTTTTACCCCGTGTATTGTAGATAAAGTTATTCTAGGTTTAGAATTTAACTTCTCACCATTTTCCCTCATCCTTCTTATATACCTTATTTTTCTTTCTGGTGCATCATCAAAAGCTTCAAACCAAACTTTATTTGTTTTGAGACCTCTGTTGTTTCTTAACTCTTCTAAGTTATAAAAAGAATCTTTGTCTAAATATTTTAATTGTTCTTTCTGATAATGTTTTGGAGACATGTACGAAGCTATTCTGTTAACTTGTTCATAACTCATATCCACACCTTTACGAAGATTTTCCCAATCACTTATGGCAATGTACAAATCTTGTTCTGGGTTTGTCTTAAATTTGTTCTCGTAATACAACCCTTGTGAGTATAATTCGTCTTCTAATTTATTTAACATAAATTTAGTTCTAGCCAACACTAGCCAATCACCCTCTCTCATGTTAATATCTTCAAAGTTATTGTAATATGAAAGTAATCCTCTTTGTGTTTTTGGTCTCCACTCTTTTGGTAGTCGGTTTCGTATCTTATTTACTATACTCATCGCTACATTATGAATTACCTGCGGCACTCGGTGCGACTGTGTCAATCGCATTATCCTTCCTGTCTGTGACATAAAACTGTCTACATCTGCACCAGCCCATCTAAATATAGCTTGATCATCATCACCTGCTATAAATGTATTATCTGTTTTATCCCATATTGATCTTGCCATATTCCATTGTGAATTAGATAAGTCTTGTGCTTCATCTATAAAAACTACATCAAATTGTGGTGATCTATCAGACTTAATAAAATCTGTAATCATGTCATTAAAATCAATTAAGTTATAATCTTTCTTGTATTGTTTTAAATCGTGTTCAAACTGTAATAGATCTTTAATCTTAACTTGTTGTGTGTGTTCTTGTCTTAAAAATTGTTGTTCTGCTGTTATGCCTCGTAACTTAGCTAATTCTATAATTCGTAGTATGTCACTTTTAGTTGTAAATAAACCTGACTCCTCATTATCGTATTCGTGATAATCAACTATGACTCCTACTTTTCTACCTAAATCTTCGTAGTGTTTTCTCTGCATGACCTCTTCTTTTCTTATACCTAATCTTTTAAACGCTAGTGAGTGTAGAGTTCTAAAGTAGGGTAGATCATCTTCACTATAATTAAATTTAGACATTGCTCTATCTCTTGCATGATATGCAGCTTTCTGTGTAAAAGAAAAATAACCTATTTTATCAGGGTCAGTTTGTTTTAAACATTTATCAACTTCATCTAACAACATAGTTGTTTTCCCTGTACCAGGTGGACCCAACACAATAGTTTTCAAAATGCATCCTCCTTCTTAAATGTTCTTTCTTTTAATTTAAATTTTTCTTTATCAAACTGTGGAACTCTTATCACACTAATTTTTTTCTTCTTAATGTTAACTCTAAAATCAGTGTCATACTCACAATGCTCTCTTAATATATACAGAGTATTCTGTGGTTTATCGTTCCATTTGTGCCTGGATAAAAACTGGTGGTAAAAATTACTAAATTTAAAATGATGATAGCCATCATTGTTCCAAACATTACCAGACTCTAGATCTTCTTTTGTAGCTCCATCTGTAGCTCTACTCAAACAATAGTTTTCTACATGTTGTTTTAATTGTTCTATCGCACTTGCACCTGCTGGTGCCTCTATAACTTCTTTGTTAATCATTAACATATCTATCATGCTATCAAATTCTTTTGGTTTTATCTTCGGAGGCTTTCTATGTATCTGATTCATACACGCTCTTATAAATAATCGTAACTCTTGTAAATCTTCTGCTTTTAATTCTACCCTTTCTCCATCTACATTTAATCTAAACACAGGTGGCTCTAATTTTATAATCTGTAAATCACTTAGATGTGGAAACATAACTTGTGTTCCTATACCAAACTTTCTTGTTCGACAAAGATCTTTATCACAGTGATTACACATAGGTTCATCTTTACAAAGATAACCATAATCTTTTTTATCTTTTCTAAACTTTGCTATTTCGTCATGTCTAAAAGGGTTTATAAATCTTTGGTGATTAAACTCATCAATCTTATCAACCCAACTTTCTGGCCATTTCTTTTTTGCATAGACTCTAAAATGAAACATCACTCTGTCTCTACCGTCGTCTAATTTTTCTTTTGTTATTGATTGTAAACATGGTGGTCCATCATCGTACTCTGATGGTGGTCTTTGTATTTTTAAATCTTGTAATTCTTTTGGTGTGAGTGCACTAACTTTTACAGCATTTAAAAAAGCATCTATTGTAACTGCTTGACCCTTAGAATCAAAGCAATACCTTGTTGTATTTTTACAATTAAAGTATGGTAAATTTAAAAAATTTCCTGTATCATCTTGCGATTTTAATTCAATTTGTTTTGGAAATACCTCTGCTTTACCAAAACCTAACACAGCACTTAACGACATTAATTTATCTCGCATTAGTTTTGCAGGGACAAAGTCTGTCGTAAATAAAAATATATGTGCACCGCCGCTTTTAGATCTGCAAACAGATAGTGGGACACCCATTGGTAGTTTGTTTAAAAGTTTTCTATGGTCAAGATTGTATTTATCTACATCTATACAACCCCATCTACACTCGTTGTTTTCATTTATTGGAACTATACCCAGACTAGGTTCTACTCCATTAAGATGATCTTCCCAATGTTTATCAGTGACGATTTCTCTTTTAACAAATGACTTACCTTTTATCTTAAGTCCATCGACACCCTTCTTGTCTACATAGGTGCAACCATGCGCACGCCTTAATCCTTCAAATATCTTTCTAAAATCTTCCATAATATTTTTTGGGGCCGGTTCCAGTCTCCCATCACCGGCCCTCTGTCTTCCCTAGGAAGTCTTTAGTACGGTGAATCGGATTTGGATTCTTGTTCTCCGTGTTTAGCTTGCACAGCTCCTTTGGCTACATTTGCACCAAAGTCTTTTGCTGTATTATAAACACCGGCATCAGAAACAGGACCAACTCTTGCTACATCCCAACCAAACCATGTGCCCTTGTCGTTAGACTGCTGCACAGTTTTTAGTTTATAAATGTGGCTATATGTTGGCGGAGTAAACATTCCATTTTTACCCTGCATCTTAAGACCCATCATCATTGAGTTCCATTTTCTGCTAACTTTTAATTGTGTAGCTTTCATAGATATCAACGCTGTTGTTGGGCTTTTACCTAGAACAACTACAAAGTGACTCGCTGTGTTTTCAAGATAGTTACCATTTGCTAACCTATCTTTATTAAACTTGTCTCTTGTAGTTTTTGGTAAGTCATCACCAGCTTCGTATATTTTAACTGGTGCTCCTTGACTCTCACCTCTGTCTTGCCATTCGATATACTGTCTTTTGTAGTGCACCGGTATGACATCTATCCCCTTTTCGCCATTATAAATTTCGTTTGTCACTGTATTTATAATCATGCCAGGTTCTGCCCCCTCGACATATTTAGCGTCCCTTTTATTACATTCAGGGGACAATTGGCCAAGAACTTTTAAGAACGGTAACGCAAGATCTTCTTGCGTCATATTCAAACCTTGGCCTGCGTCAGCTTCAAAGTTTACTGTCGCTAGTTCGCCGCTCGTTTTTTTTGCTACTTCGCTCATGTTTATTGTTTCCTTTTTATTGTTGTTTTGTTTCCAACATATATGTTGAAAAGTTCCGTTGGCATTTCTTTACCTGCCTCCATACGCTCACGGA